AGTACGAAGCGCAGTGGGTGTCCTTCGAGGGCTTGGCCTACTACCCGTGGTCGCCGAAGGACCACCTGCGCAAGCTGGCCGTTGACCAGGCCAAGCCGCTGATCATCGCCCTCGACTTCAACGTCGATCCTGGCACGGCGGTCGTGATGCAGGAGCAGTACCTCGACGGCGAGACGCGCACGTGCGTCGTCGGCGAGGTGCACATCCCGCGCAACTCGAACACGCCCGCCGTCTGCAGGAAGCTCGTCGCCGACTACGGCAAGCATCCAGCCGACGTGTACCTCTACGGCGACCCCGCCGGCGGCGCGCGGCACACCAGCCAGACCGAGGGAACCGACTGGGAGCTGGCGCGGCAGGTGCTGGTCCCGGCCTTCGGCGAGCGCCTGCGCTGGCGCGTGGCCAAGAAGCCGCCCTACGTGCGCGACCGCCTTAACGCCGTCAACTCCCGACTGCGTTCCTCGTCCGGCGTCGTGCGCCTGCTGGTGGACCCGGCGCGGGCGCCCAACGTCGTGAAGGACTTCGAAGGCGTGACGCTGCTGAAGGGCGGCTCGGGCGAGATCGACAAGAAGGGCAGCGAGGGGAAGGGCCTTACGCACCTCACCGACGCGATCGGCTACTACATCTCGGAGGCGCACAGCATCGCGGCGCGCGTCTCCAGCTTCGACGAGTGACGACATGGCCAACGACGTAGGGACGTGGAGCGGCGTGCGCCGCGAGATGGAAGACTCCTGGGAGCTGGTTCGCGTGCTGCGCAGCGGCACCCGCGCAATGCGCGCCGCCGGCGGCAAGTTCACCCCGGCCACGAAGAAGGAGGCCAAGACGCGCGACCGCTACTCGGCGCGTCTGGCGCGCACGGTGCTGTTCCCCATCTACGACCGCACGGTGCGCAAGCTGGCGTCGTTGCCGTTCATGAAGCCGCCGACCATCAGCGGCGAGCTGCCGGAGCCTCTGGACCGCCTGCTGTCCAACGCCGACCGGCAGGGCACGTCGCTGTCGTCGTTCGCCCAGATGATCTACGAGGACTCCATCGACCGAGGCCTCGGCCTGTTCCTCGTCGACAACGTGCCGACGGCAGGCCTCACGCTGCCCGAGGCCGACGCCATGGACGCGCGCCCGTACTTCCGCCGCGTGCACCCGGACAACCTCGTCGGCTGCCGCACGCGCATGCGGAACGGCGTCGAGGAGGTCGTCGAGCTGCGCATCCGCAACTGGTACTACGAGGCCTCGCCCGTCGGCGGCGGCGACGTGCTGGCCGACATGGTGGAGCGGTGGACGCCTGAGCGCGTGGAGCGCTGGTATCGCAGCGGCAGCGAGCACGACCCCGACCGCGAGCAGAACGCCGCGCGCGAGTACCTGAGCGGCTACCGCCTCGGCGAGACGATCGCGCACGGGTTCGGCCGCGTGCCCGTCGTGGCCTGCTACACCAAGCGCATCGGGACGCTGCACGGCGAACCGCCGCTGGAGGACTTGGGCTGGCAGAACGTCGCGCACTGGAACTCCCTGTCGATGCAGGGCGAGGCGCTGCACTACTGCCGCTCGCCGATCCTCAAAGTCGCCGGCGCGTCGTCGACGGTCGCCGAGGCGCGGCCCGAGGTCGGCCCTGGCTCGACGTTCACGGACACCAGCAGCGACCTCGACATTTCGTTCGTCGAAATCGCCGGCACGTCGCTCGCCGCCGGCGAAGTCGAGATCAAGCGCATCGAGGAACGCTGCATGGCGCTGGGCATGCAGCCCATGATGGCCGTCGGCGGCCCGGCGACGGCTACGGGCGAGGTGCGCGCGGACAGCAACGAGAAGTCCGAGGCGCAGCGGTGGATCGAAGGCTTGGAGTGGGCGATGTACCAGGGCATCGAGCTGGCCGCCGAGGCCGCCGGCGTCGAGCTGCCCGAGGACTTCGACTGGACGCTCTACCGGGACTCGTCGCTGCTGTCGGGCAAGGCGCAGGACGTGCCGGTGATCCAAGGCCTGATGACCGCCGGCCAGATCCCGCTCGCCGTCGGCCTGCGCGAGCTGGCGGTGCGCGGCGTGCTGTCCACGGTCGACGACCCCGAGGCGTTGGCCGCGCAGGTCGAGCTGGGCCGCGAGCGCACCGTCGAGGCGCAGATGCAGGCCATGCTCGCCAGCGTCGAGCGCGACCGGCAGGCGCCATCCGCCGAGGCGGAGGACGAGGAGGACGAAGCCGAGGAGGCCGAGGACGAGGCCGAGGCCGAGTCGTGATCGGCGACGGCAAGCTGCGCCAGGCCTGCCGCTGCGGCGGCACCGGGTACATGTTCAAGACCTACGACCAGCTGCGCGAAGGCGGCATGATCCACACCGGCTACCTCGCCAAGTGCGAGATCTGCGGCGCGTCCACCGGCGTCATGCGCACGTTCGCGCTCGCGCGCGAGGCGTGGCTTGAGCGTCGTTGCCCGCTGACTCACGACGTGATCGAACCGTGACCATCGACCTACGCCAAGGCGACTGCCTCGACGTGCTGCGCACGATCGACACCAACACCATCGACGCGATCGTGACAGACCCGCCCTACGGCCTGTCCTTCATGGGCAAGCGCTGGGACTACGACGTGCCCAGCGTGGAAGTCTGGTACGAGTGCCTGCGCGTGCTGAAGCCTGGCGGGCACCTGCTGGCGTTCGCTGGCACGCGCACCCAGCACCGCATGGCCGTGCGGATCGAGGATGCGGGCTTTGAGATCCGGGACATGATTGCCTGGGTCTATGGGTCGGGGTTTCCGAAGTCGCTGGACGTGAGCAAGGCGATTGACAAGCGGGGCGGCAACGCGCACCTAACGGCTGAGATAGGCGCGGCTCTCAAGGCGGCACGAAAATCTCGCGGGATCACTGCAACAGAAGCAGACCGTACGTACTGCGGTGGCGTCACTCTCTGGTCTTGGTATGAGGGGCGGCCGGCTGGCCAGCAAATGCCAACCGCTGAGGTGATGGCCAGGGTTGCCGCTGATTGGCCAGAGCTGCAGCGCTACGCCGATCTGATCGCCGAAGCAGAGAGGGAGGTGGTGGGGCAGCACGAAACCGACATGGGAGGGCTTGGGGGCGAAAGACTGGGCCAGAAATGTGGAGACATCACCGCCCCCGCCACCCCCGAAGCCCAGCAATGGGCGGGCTGGGGCACCGCGCTAAAGCCCGCCCTGGAGCCGATCACCGTCGCCCGCAAGCCACTGGCCGGCACCGTGGCCGCGAACGTGCTGGAGCACGGGACTGGGGCGCTGAATGTGGATGGGTGCAGGGTGGGCGCGGAAGCGCGGCCCGTGATGGTGCGGACGGAAACCGTAGTGTCTGCAACGGCAATGAGCGGACAAAGCACGGGGGCCACTTCAAGCGGTGAGCTGACCACTGCTGGCCGCTGGCCCGCGAACCTGATCCACGACGGCAGCGAGGAACCCGCCGCGCTGCTTGGCACGGCCGCCCGCTTCTTCTACTGCGCCAAGGCGAGCCGCTCTGACCGTGGCGACGGCAACAACCATCCCACCGTCAAGCCCACCGACCTCATGCGCTACCTCTGCCGCCTCGTCACGCCGCCCGGTGGCACCGTCCTTGACCCGTTCATGGGGTCAGGCTCGACCGGCAAGGCGGCGGCGCTGGAGGGTTTCCACTTCCTCGGCATCGAACGCGAAGCCCAGTACCTCGACATCGCACGCGCGCGCATCCGCGCTGTCGTCGATGCTGCGCCGTTGTTCGCTGGCAAGCCATGACCAGCTCCCGCCTGCCGCCTGGGGTCAAGGAGCGCCTACGCGCCGCGCTGCGGCAGCATGCCGACACGTGGCTCCAACGGTTCTACCGGCACGAGATCCTCGTCGCGCGGGCCGTCAGGGGCATCCAGGACGACGCCGCCGAGGAGTTCCGTCGCACGGTCGTGCGCCCCGTCGTCGAGCGCGTCGCCGCCGGCATGGCCACGTTCGAGCGGCGCGGCCAGGACGTGACGATCGCCACGACGCCCGAGCTGCGCCGGCTGATCGCCGAGGCCGAGGCGCTGGTGCGGCAGGGCATGCGGCGGGTGCAGGACCAGGCGCGCGCCAACCTCGGCCAGCTCGTGCGCCAAGAGGCCGATTGGGTGCAGGAGAGCGCCCGCAAGGTGCTGCGCATCGAGACGGCGCGGCCCGTGAGCCTGCAACGCATCGAGGCCGCCGTCGAGCAGCGGCCCTACCTCGGCGCGACCACCGAGGAGTGGTTCGGCAGCCTCGTCGGCGGCGACAACGGGGCCGTGGACAACGTGCGCTACGCCGTCCAGACCGGCGTGCAGCGCGGGCTGACCACGGACGAGATCGTGCGCACCCTGCGCGGCACCCGCGCCGGCGACTTCGAGGACGGCTTGCTCTCCGGCTCCAACGTCGACCAGCTCCGGGCCATGGTGCGCACGGCGGCGGCTCACGCCAGCGCCACGACCCGCGCCGAGACGTTCGCAGACCTCGGCGTGGACCAGTACCAGTTCGTCGCCACGCTCGACTCCAAAACCTCGATCATCTGCGCGGCCAACGACGGCAAGGTGTTCGAGATGGGCAAGGGTCCGATGCCTCCCTTGCACCCGAACTGCCGCAGCAGCATCGTCCCGTGGACCGGCCGCGAGGTCGGCAACCGCGCCAGCGTGGACGGGCCGGTGCCTGCCTCGACGACCTTCCCCGAGTGGCTGGAAGGCCAGCCGCGCAGCGTCCAGGACGAGATGCTCGGCCCGACGCGCGCTGCGGCGTGGCGTGCCGGCGACCTGACCTTCGCGCAGATGGTCGGCAAAGACCTGCAGCCGCTGTCGATCGACCGCCTCCGCCAGCTCGACCGCATCCCTGACCCGGAAGACGCATGAAGCCGCACAGTGACCCCGACCTGACGCAGGCCATGATGGCGCGCGCTGGCGACTTGGTTGCCTACATGACCCGCAAGGGGCTGTCGATCGCCGTCGCCGGCGGCACGGCGCCCAACGGCGTCGAAGCGACGGTCATCTACGCCACGGGCTACGCCTCGGACACGGTTCGAGACCTCGGCGCGGCGGTGGCCAAGCGCATCGCACAGATGGCGGACGAGGCCGCGGCAAACTGACGACCCCCTAGCGCGGGTGCGCCTGTCGATATACACCAGCCGGCACCTATGCCATTCCGCATCATCGCCGACAGCCTGGCTGACCTGCCCGAGGGTCTCCGCGACGCCGCCAAGCAGAACGGCGACAAGTTCGTCGTCGAGGCGCTCAAGGAAGGCTGGGGCGTCGAGGACGTGGGCGGGCTGAAGCGGGCGCTGACCGAGGCGCGCAGCGAGCGGGACGCGGCCAAGGCCGCAGTCAAGGCCTACGACGGCATCGACCCGGCCAAGGCCGCCGAGGCGCGCGAGGCGTTGGAGAAGCTCCAGGCCGGCCAGCTCAAGGGGTCCAAGGAAATCGAGGACTTCAAGGCCGCCGTGAACGCGAAGATGGCCGAGGAGCGCGCCAAGCTCGAAGGGAAGCTGACGGCCCGGACGGCCGC